GTATGATATTACCGACAACTTCGGTACCGTCTTTTTCTTTTCTCTTACCAAGATAGATGATTGATGAAGCGGCATATTTTAAACCACTACCACCACCCATTTCTTTTTGTGGGAACATTGAACCGATAACGTCATATGTGTGATTGGTCATTATCATTGGTATATTTGCTTTACCAAGTTTCAATGTTAAAACTCTAAACGTTGATTTGACTATTTGTGATCTAGTCATATCTCTTGTTTCTTTACCAGCAGCCGTATCTTCCATTTCTTTTGTAGTAGATAACATTCCTAAACTATCTAATACAAACATTAAAGGTTTTCTTTTATCTTCTGGTTGTTCTAAATATTTGTCTATAATTTTAATTGATTGTGCTCTAAATTCTTGTACTGTAGCAACTGGTACGATTACCATTCTAGTAGAATCAACTCCTCTAGTTTCAATCATCTCTTTTGAGATGGCACTTTCTGATTCAAAGTAAATTACACCTGCGTCTTTGTCTGTATCTAAAAAATGTTTGCATATACCTAATGCAAAGAAAGTTTTACCTGTAGCGGCTTCACCTGCAATAGCAGTTATTTTATTACCTGGCATACCGCCATATATTGAACCTGATAGTAACGCATTGAAAGAATACGAGCCTGTATCAATAAAACTTGTTACGTCTGCGCTATCAACACCTTCACTTACAAGTGAGGCGTATTCATTACCTGTTTCTTTAATTATGTCCTTTAGAAAATTGCTCATATTCTATTATCTCCTTATCATTATAACTTATTGTGTACCATTTGATACCCATATCATAACATATTTTCTTAATATTGTCAAGTTCCGTTGCAGGAAAAGAGTGTGTTAAATATTTCTTATATCCTTTATATATTGTTATCATCATTTAATTTCTTTGCCCTCAATACAACTCGTCTACCTTTTTTAGGTTCTTCAAACTCCCATTTAGGCATATGTGCTGATCCCTCGTCTTCAAATCTTAAATTTGGATCTTCAGGTATCCAACCTTTTCTTGGTTCTTCGTAATCTTCAGGTTTAACTCTACTCCACAAAAGGTCTTTTGCATCACTTAAATTGACAGGATCAAAATCATTATAAATTCTACCTTCAAATGTGTCTGCCATATTGTGTACAACTTCTTTATTGTACTGTACTTTACGTTGATAGTCCCAATACTCTTTTAAGTCTTTATATGATTCTTTAGTGATAGTCATTACCATACTATTTATCTTATTATATCTATATCATTCATTGTTTCAGAATTCCAAACTTCTAATTTTTTTCGTACTTTGTTTTCTAATTTTAAATTATTATATCTACTTGTTGCTTTTTTCTTCCACCAGTTAATAATATTTTCTAAACTATGTTTGTCAAAATTTTGACCTTTAGTTAAAGTATTTGTTTTACCTAATAAAACATCTTTTACATTTTCATATCCATAATCAGACATATAAAATCTTTTTTGAGTTGTTATACCTTCAGCATTAGATATTGCTGTTACAAATTGATTGTGTTCATCTTTATGATTATCTTTTAATGCTGATTTAATTAAACTGATAATTTTTTGTGTTATCTTTAGTTTACGACTTGAAGCACCCTTGTGTATTATTTCACCACCTATTTCTTTTTCAATAATTTTTTTAACGGTTGTATATTGTTCATCTCCAAGTGAAGGAATAAATTTAGATTGTGTATCACCTTTATATCGTAAAAAAGGTTTTAATCCATCATACATTGATGTACCTTTTATATTACCGTATAGACTTGTAGTTTCAAATAAACAAAATTCTGTATTGTATTTTTTATTTAACATTTCTCTAACTTTATGAGAACAACATATTAATGCTAATAACTTACCACCCAAATAATTAAAACCAAAAGGTTGTACAGGCACAATAATAAATCCCATAATAGCACGTTTGTTGAAAATAGATAACTCTGGTGTTCCGTTTAAATACTCATTACGAGGTTTAGAGTTAATCATAGGTGACGCTAACTTTATAAAACCTATAACAGTATTAGTATTTTTTTCTTTTATAAGTAATTTTAGTTCTTTACCTGGTGCTTGTTCTGGTGTAAAACTTGCAACCTTTTCTAACATAGTATCAAAGACTTCATTTTTATTTTCAGCAACATCAATATCCATTTCTTCAGGCGACATATCATAGTTTTGAAACATATCGTCTTCAATAGAGAAACCTGGAATAGGTGTTGGAATGTCTTTTACTCTTTCAATCTTTTTGATTCTAAAGTAATCATCTATACGTTTAAAATCATTAAAAAAATCTCTTATTATTTTACTACAATTTAATGCTGTTTCACTTGCAATCTTCATTATTCCACATCCATAACATAATTGATACTGGTACAAAACATAATATAACATATAATATTGTTAATGTCAAGCTCATTTGAATTTATCCGTTTGATTACCCCAACTATCCCAACCAGGTCTTTGAGTTCTAGCAAATAGTTCTATATAAGGTCCTTCTAATAAGTTCTCTATATGGTTGTACATTATATCTGGTTTTCTACTATGTTCTCTACGTTGTTCTACAACTAATTGAGGTACTGATTTACTGTTTCGTTTTGGTTTACCTTTTGTTGCAAGTAAACACATTTCTGGATTGCCTCTTGTCCAATATCCTAAACCTGTAAAATAACCTTCAGATTTTCTATTTGTTTTTGCCCAAGTAAATCCTACGGTTTTATATTTAAAACCCCAAGCATTGATTACTTCAAAGGCCTTATCTAATAATGGATCAACAACCCACATCAACAATACTGAATCATCATTTGCAATTTTATTAACAGGCAAATTGCATATATCTTTTAAACTCATTACACTATAATGATTTTCTGGACTTCTATTTTTACCTTTATCACTAAAAGTTTTAAATGTCCAAGGTGGGTCAGCGTATATTACGTTATACTTTTTATCAATGTCCATATCAATAATATAATAATTAAAAATCTAGGAATACTCCAATCAGTTTTAATTGCTAATATACCTCCTGTTGCATATCCCCAATGTATCATAACCATTAGTAAAAAAAATTCTATCATAATTTTTTTCTAATAGAATAATCTATCATAAACTTTATTATCCACTAAAAATCCAAACACCCACATAGTTCTTGGAACATTTCCTAACACTTCTTCTGCTGCATGATTAACTTCAGAAACAAGATAACACCACATATCTCCTTTTTCAACTTTTATTTTTTCACTTTCAATTATAGGTTCTCCTCCAATAGAATCGGATAAAATAACATTGCAATGAAGAGTCTTTAATCCTTCTTTCCATATTGGATCTTTATGCATAGGAAGAATGTCCCCAACAAAAGCATAACTTGATACCATTCCTTCACAAAAAGGAGGGTGTATCACTTCAGTTAATTTTAATTTTTTTATTAATCTATTTTTAATTGAAAATACACTTTTTGGAAAAGGCACTGTTTTTGAATATCTTGTAGATAATCTTTTTCCATACATACGGGCATCTTTAAAAAAATCTTTATCTTTATTGTTAATAATCCAATTGTTTAAAACACCGCACTCTTTGTTTGATAAAAAATTTTTAAATATTTTATAATTTTTCATGTATTTGTTTTATAATTTTCTCATAGTTATAATTTTTTATTTCATAATCAACTTTAGTTGGTTTTTGAAATATCTTATTAGTATCTTTAAATCTTCCTTCTTTAATTGTATTTATCCAAAATGTGCTTTTACCTGATCCAGGTAATCCAAATATTAATATGTTCATCCAAAAAACGCCTCTAAACTTGCTTTTGGTTCGTGTGACCAACCAATAGGTTGTAGAATAAAGGTCATAGGATCAATAAATGTCTTTTGAAACTGCACCTCATAATCTATATACTTGTTCAACTTAAATTCTTTAGGTAATTTTGTAACATAACTTATTACATCAAACTTAAATGGATTTGCTTCTAATAGTTTAATAAATTTAATTTTATCACCTTCTTGTATTAATGGATACTTGTTTTGTAAATTGAATTGTTTTATTTGATGATTATATATCAACGCACCTTTTACGTGAATAGGAGTTGATTTGATGAATATATCGGAACTACTATAATATTTTTTCATATTGTTGCAACTTCTAGGAAAAGATATTTCTTCAGCAGACAGATTAAAAAATTCTGTTCTAAAATCAGCAATAAATTTATGTAAATCTGATTCTTCTTTTGACATAACAAGTTTAATTGCTTGTTTAATTCTAGTTCTACATATCTCTGGAGTTGATGACTTAACTGCCTCAATACCCATAATCTTTAATTTAGGTTCGTCAAATGTAATACCTTCTTCGTCTAATACATTTAACATATATCTTTTCTTGGCAGTCCATATACCTTTGTCGGCGATTACTTCTCGTTTCATAACCATGGCATTTTTAAATGCGTTAGTATATTCAGCAAGTTGTTTAAAACATTTTTCTAGGAATGGTTCTATTCTAGTATCAACAACTTTATTAATAAATCTTAAAGTTTGTTCTTTTGTTTTATCTTTACAAACTTTTTCAACTAACTTATCTAAACAAAGATAAATTGAATCTGTATCGGATGCCACAATATAATCTATCTTATCGTGTGTTTTTAATATATTATTCATATATTCGTTTACATTCTTTTCAATAAAACGAATTACAAACTGACCTGCAAGTGTGATTGCCATTGCCTGTCTTACATCATAATATCTAAAGTATTGATTACCGATGGCACCGTAAGCACTATTTAATGCAATCTTTTTTGCCCATTGAATATTATGGCAACGAGCAATCTCATTTAATAGACTAGGGTCTTTTGTTTCATTATAAGTTTTTTTCGCCTCTAACATTTTTTTCTTATACGTTACACGATCATTATACATTTTACCTAATAATTTAGGAAGAAATCCCTCACTATCAGTTTTGAATAATGCACCGTTTGGTGTTATAGTTGCACCTTCCGTTTTAAGATATGTTAGAGGCGTTGCCTGATTTAACATCTTGTTCACCGTAATACCATTTGGTTTCATACCTATAATCTTTTCGGGAGAAATATTATATTGCATAATCAAATGTGGGTATAGTGAATTGATGTCAAACGAAACAATCCATTTGTGCATACCTACTAGAGGATCTTTTACATACGCACCAGGATACTTCTCATCTTTTAAGTTATCTTCTTTTGGTGGTATGACTATGTTATCTTTACGTAAGAAGTTATAGATTAATGTATCCCAAAATCTAACTTGTGAAAATACATCTTGGTAATTAACTTTTGCCTCATACGCCATTGTTAAGATAAGTTCAATCAGTTTTAATTTATCTTCTAACTGGTCAACGATCTCAACGTCTTTAATATTGTAATCAATAAACGATTGAAAATCTTTTGTATACCATTCTCTAAATGTATCATAAGGATTTTCATCTTTAGGTAATCCTAATTCTACTTTACCGATATGATCTAACTTATAACTTTCTTGTCTTGTCGGTATAAACTTTTTATATAAGTCAAGGTAATCTAACATTGCAATACCATATAAAGTATAATGTAATTGTGATCTACCTCTTACAACTATTTCTTCGGTGCCTACTAAATTCCAAGGCGATAATCTTCTTACAACTTTTTCATCTGTAAGTAATTTAATTCTATTGCATAGATAAGGTAAATCAAAAAACTTTGTATTCCAACCTGTAATTACATCTGGATAGTTCTTCATCCAAAACTTCATAAACTCCATAATCAATGCCTTCTCGGACTTACATCTTATATAA